CCTAAAGTAGTTACGTTTGAGGTATTTTCAGCAACTAAGTTATTTGAACCTACAACTAATGATGTTTCGCTACCTCCTTTAACTTCGTTATTATTACCTAAAGCACTTACTTTTGAGGCACCAACATTAACTCGGTTTGTACCTAAGACAGTTTGACCAAATTGATTTGTATTATCAACTGGATCTTGATAATCCCATACTACAGAACCTGTACCTGAATTATTGTAAAGTTGGAATGTATCCTTAGTTGCTACTTGTCTTAATTGAGTAAAATCATTAACTGTATTTCCTGTATCAACGTTAATATAACGTCCAGTACCATTAATTGAAAGCGAATCATAATCAGCTACAACATTAATAAAAGTGTTAGGTCCTGTATTAATTCTACGTTTAGGGAACTTATATTGAGCAGCTAGAATTTTAATTAATTCTACTTCAACAGTATCTCTACGAGTTAGGTTAGCACCATTGATGCGGTTAATTCGGTAATAAGCCCCGTCTATAAACAATTTATCGTTAAGGGCGATATTTTGTATTTCTGTAGGTTTTAAGTAAACATTACACGTTAACTTACGCGCATCAAAATCATATAAGCTGTTAATGTAAGTAGCCCAATAAGTACGGAATGCATCTGCCTTAACCTTACCATTAGCTGATGACTGGAAGTAAGGTGAATACAAATCATTGTTAAAGTGTAAATCTTGACCAGTATTGTAGTTTACAGGAATTGCTGTCAATGTTGACATTTGGTTCCATACAGTAGTTGCTTGAGTAACTGCGTTTTCGTCTCTAACGTAAACAGTACCACGGTTAATTGTTGAACCTGAAATACCTAAAGCAGTATCAGGTACTGTTTGTAAACCATTATTATACAATAAACGTGGTTTGAACTTCATTGGTCTGAAGTCTTTGGTTTCTGTTATTGTACAAAGGTGAGGTACAACAAATGTTCTACCATTTGGAATACCTGTAACAGGAGTAGCAGCAAATACTTTACCAATTTTCTTTTCACCCTCAGCTAAATCTGAATCCGAGGTAAATGTGTAAGAACCATATATTGATGCTTTATTTTCAATACTGTATCGGTTTAGTACATCATCGTCTTCTTCATCACTAAAGATAATTGTACGAGGTTGTTCTGTAATTGGGTGAGATATTTCAAATTTCTCACTTCTGTCTATTTTATTAGTCCAGTCCTTAGAAACACCAGAATCAATCCAATCTTGATATGGTTCTATTTTAATTAAGTTTCTACTATTAGGGACTGGTTCTACTACTAGGTTAAATTTCTCAATTAATCCTTGTAGGAAATCTAATGCTTTTAAATCATCAGGGAATTGTTCACCTACATCAACATTTTCACCAACTGCGGATGCTGGTCCTTTAACTTGAAAATAAGTAACGTAACCATCTGGGTAAAATGATGGTTTACCTATCTCATTTAAAATAGTAATGCTTTTACCTGCTGCAGCTAATTCTACCTCTAAGTAATCACCTGCCTCTAATGATACAGCACCCTGTAGGAATGCTGAACCTGTTTCTGGAATATTAGGGGTAAATTGTGAATTAATAATTGAAATACCATTCTTTCTTAATTGGATAGTTACAGTATTATTGTTTGAGGGAGCCCAAGCAAGAGTAACGTAATTTACATTTACAGTATACTGATAGTTACCTAGCGTATCAGCTGTAAATCTTTCATTTGTTAAATTAAAGTTATTACTATTGTCAACTACCTCAGCATCAAATTCTACTTTAGCAATGTTGCCTGCTGGAATTGTTTGTGAACCAGAGGCATTATAAACCCAAACTGATTGAGAAACAGGAGATACGTTATTAGGACCTAAATTATCATTGGCAGTAGTCAACACGTATAAATTCGTGAAGTAACTGCTATTAAAGAATGAGGATGTATAGTCGTATGAACTACCAGAGAAAATTGTATCAACAATGTATTTTGCGCGAATAGATGGTTTGAAATCAATCAAACGTAGTGGTGATTCAAAACTATCAATTGTATTTGAACCAGTAGAGGCAAACGCAGAGAATGCAAAATCAGGAGCATCTGGATCAGCCTCTGGTTTACCATAATTTACAAATGGGTAAACAACATTACCACTTTTTAAACCACCACCCCAAGATTGAGATACATTAGCATAAGTCAAATCGTGATCTAATCCCGAAAAATCTAATTGATTAAGGTAGGTATCTTGTAATTCAAACTTAAAATCAACAGTCTCGTTTACTACAATTACATTGTATAAAGTATCAACACCATCTGAATCAGTAATTATATTTTTAATGTATAATTTACCTTTAAATACCTCTGCACCATTAAGTAGTACCTGACAATCAATTGAGTTTTGTAATGCAACTGCTGCATCAGCTCCTAAATTGTATAGGTTACCAAAGAACTGGTTTGTCTCATTATTTCCTGGTATAGAAAATTCTTGTGATGAGATACCATACACATCACCAATTGTAGTATTTTCAATTGCTGAAATGTCTAATCTAAGGTCAATTTGTTCTTGGATTTGAATATCCTGAACAACACCATTGTCATTGGTACAACGTAATATTATCATATTCTTGGATTAATCTGATTTGCTACCTGGAATGCGATTTGGTATTGGAATAGTGGGCTGCGTGGGTTTGTTTTTTCAATCACATCAACTGAGGTAATTGCTACAGGTAAAAATTCAGTTCCTTCCTGAACAAATACATTGGCACTAAAGAATAATTCTTTTAACCAATCAGATGTGTTTTGATCTAACCAATCACTATTAGCTACTTGTGTTTGAGTAGGTTTGTTATAGTAGTTGGTTGTACCACGTCTTTGTTTATTATACGGAATAGGAGTATTATCTCCAAATGGTACAAACGATTGTTGATAATTTGCTCTTTCAATATTGAATGATTTATCAGTTTGTAGAGTAAACGTATAATAATCCCAAACACCAAATTCATTTTTCCAGGCAAATCTAACACCATCATATCCACAAGAAGGACCTTCAATATTGTATGTTCTATTAAAGAACCAACTTGAGGTATTTGCTGTGCTTGATTCACTTTGCATTACACCTCTTACAACATAAGAAGTAGCTGAAGATGAAATAGGAGTTCCTGCTGCAGATAAATTTAAAGGTCCTACTCCAACATAAAGTAATTGTGTACCTGCTGTTTGACCATTGTAAACACCTGAATCACTCCAAATAGAGGCAGTACTTGAACGAGGACCACCTCCATTACCTGTGGTATTGTAAGTAATAGAAGAGGAAATTAATGTAGAACCACTATATTGTAATACTTGTAACGCATAAACATCTTGTGCTAGCGTTGTAGAATTGGTGAAATTTCCGTTAAATACGCTTAAAGTCTCGTATTCACCCACTTGTACGCTTTTAGTAGTAGGAGCGTTAGTTAACGCGTATTCAAACCTAGTAGTTAAACTAGAGGTTGGTGTAGTAATTGTTTGAAAATAAGATTGTGAGGCAAAATTCCAATTTACCTTATTATTAGGATCTACTAAACCATTAGCTATAAAAATATAGTTAGAGGCTGATACAGCTGGAGCACCTACAATATTGGCATTGCCAGTGTAAAGTGTTATTGATGAAGATACTGATGTACCGTATTGTTCACCAAAACGGAAATTAAATCGTTTCGCAGATTCTGTTGCTTGAGCGAATTTGGCTGTTTTCCAAAGATTATCCTCACTTAAATAATTGGTAACAATAGAACCAAAATCAAATACTCCTCTAGCATTAGGGTTTGCTTGTTGTTTGATGCGCTGCAATACAGTAGATGAACCTGAATAGGTTAAATCAGCTACAAACTGAAATTGTGATTGAGTCACCTGTGAGGAAGTAACACTGAAGACCAAATCATTATTGGCCATGTTAGGTGTTGTAGGTGATTGTTGAATTAAAATTGCCATTATTTTAAATTTGCTGATTTGTTTATAGATTGTTGTAAACTAAATGCTATATCGACTGAAGCTGCTGTTGCTATACCTTGTAAATTTTTATTGATTGTATAGTTTAATGCTGGTTGAATAAACGGATATGCTTTGCGAAAACGTTGTCCTCCCTTTTTAATATTTTTAGCTACAGCCCAAGCAAATTGTTCTACTGTAAATCCTTTAGGTGGGGTAATTCGTTTTAATTTAATCCATTCTTTAATTGCACCAACAGGTGGTTGCCCACCTCTACCTCTTTCAGCACCATCATCTACCCACTCTCCATATTTTAACATAGTGATAGGAATTACTATTCTATCTGGAGTAATTTGAGCTGGTTGTACTTTAATACTATTACTTAATCTGCCTGTTACATTATTACCATTTTGACGAAGAATAGATTGTGCTTCACTTTGGTAATCCAAAGCTACTTTTTCTAATTCCTCGGTTAATGCAATAAATTTAACAGGTTGAACAGCCATCTTATCCGTTTTGTGCTAATGAAGGATATGCGCAATAATCCAAAACATACGTGTCATTAAAGTTAATAACACCTACCCAACCGTAAGCTCTATCGTTGAATGCTTCATCAACTGGGGTAATGTTTTGTAAGGTAATCCATTCAGTTTGTTGTACTGAACCTAAATTAAAATATGAAATCAAATCATAAATGTATTGTTCAGTATCTGATTTTATCTTCAATGGTGAAGCATCTGATAACTTAGGAATATCAAGTGAGTATAACTCAAATGTTAAGGTACGTGTTCCACTTACTCCATTAGCATCTAAATTAATACCAGGTGAGGTTAATGGACGTAAAAATATGTAAGGGTATTTTATGTTTTGAGATGAAGCATCCAAATAGTCAAGTGCACCCTCAGCAAATGACTTAATTGCTAAGTGTGCATTACATGCTGCTTGGAATTGTTCAACTATTTCTTTATAGGTTTTCATAGTCCTGGTTCGTCCTCAAATAACGGAGTTTCTACTTTTACTTTACCTTTAGTACCTGTTTTTTCTACTACTAGATCACCGTTTAGGGTTGAGGTAACTACTTGTTTAGGGATCATCAACATAGCAGCAATTTGGTTATCATTGTAACCATCAAGTGCTAGGTTCTTAATTTTATTGATTTCGTTCTGTGTCATCTTAATTTGTATGAGGTTTGTTGTGATGCGGCTTTTTGTGCTTTAATTACTTCTTTATTATAATCGCTTTCTATTGCTAAATAATTTAGTACAAATGTAAAGTTTAAATCTGTGATGCTTTTATCTCCTGTGATTGTAAGGATGGTAGTTTTAGATAAGTGATAAATTGTAGCAAACCATCCCCAATGTTCACTGTAAGAAGTTCCTTCACTTTGTTCATCATCATTTTCTTCTCCTTCTTGTTTCGGGGTGAAGAGACTTGCGTACTTAGTAAGGAGCTGCTTGCGAGAACTAAAAAAAAAGACAGCGCACCCATTGCAAACGATACTGGAATGTTCTTCATTACATCAGCACGTTCAGCTCTTATGGATGAATCGTATTTTTCTACTTGATAGTATTTAAATAAGTTTTCTACTTCACCAAAGCCAATTTTAAATGTTTTAACAACGTTCCATTTAATACCACCAAATGAATGTTTTACAATTGGGCGGTATAAAATAGCCATTATTTCTTCCATGTTTGTTTCGGTGTCTTTAGCGAGTCTCTCAATGTCCATATACTCGCCCACAGTTATTTTAGAAATGGGGTTAAACCCATATAAAACACCATCTATCTCAATTACTGGATAAAACTTAGCATCTATGTCCTTGAATGTTTCAAGTATAGTAATGTAAGTACTTTGTATCTCTTGTGGTTGTAATTGTTTGATTTCTTCGACATCAATACCACTTAGGTATGAGATAAAATCAACCATTTTGTCATTATTATTTCCCTTATCTAGGGACTTAAAATGTCTCCAGTTTTTAATACTTAAATATTTTGGATAATCTATATTCATACGTTAATAAATACGTTGCATCATTATTTTAGTCTTTTAAAGAAAAAACCCCCCTGCGTAAATGTCACTAAACCACAGGGGGGGAAAACGGTGCCAATTAGATGGAAGACTGAGGAGAAGAACCGTTTTTATTTTGGAATCAAGTTAGTATAATCTACCAAGTTTTTCTCTGGTAATCACGTTTGATAGTTCTTTTCTCAAACGATCTCGTTCCCTTATTAGGTTACGAGTTTCAGTAGCATTATTCATTGATGAGCTTACCTCAATCATGTTTTCGATATCACGCAATGCACTGAAAGTAGTGATGATAGTGTTCATAGCGGATATAGATATCTACTTTTCTTCTTCAATGATAACATTGAAACTACCCATTATACAGAAACTAGTCTGGTTGTCCATGTAATTGATTTCTACTCCTTCAGAACCGAAACGAGTTTGTGGGCGTGATGATGAGATGAAAGTACGCATTACATCTCCTTTTGTTGATACTAATTGTGTTTTAAACATAACTTATTTATTTATTGTTTTTGGTTTTAACCCAAACCAAATTAGGGTTATTAAACTAAGGAATACTAATGTTTTCATAATTATTACTTTAATAAATTATTTACTTCATCAAGTAAATTATCTTGTCCCTTAAGTAAATTAGTATACCATTTTTGGGCTTGTTTATCTTCTTTATCACAAAAACCTACAAAAGCATCATATCCTTCTTTATGGGCTTGTAAACCATACCTCATCATTTGTGTTTTTTGATTATGTGATATCCATTCAATACCCATATCATCATAAAAACATTCTAAATCGCTTTCGACACATTTTTTTGTTTTATATTTTAATTCAGCTAAAGCAAAATTAGTTGTCATAGTACCCCAATATTCAAATAAATCAATAATTGATTCTGGGACGATGATTTCATTATCATCAATTTGTTCATCAATGTAAGATTGGTGAGACTCTACTTCACTCATAAATCTACCTTTAACATAACCATAAAAGGCAATATTAGCTAATTCTTGGTTTACAATCGAGCCGTTTTTTATAAATTTTGTTTTCATTTGTGACATTTGTTTTTAATTATTATGGGGTAAATATACGATGGGATATCCATATATCCAAATTTACGCATGTACATTTTTAACCTAAAGATACCTTACTTTAATAAAGTGTAAGTAACTTGTTCTATTGGGGCATTATTGTTGTTATCAAGTGAATCACCAATATACCTGCCAAAACAGTTATTGTATACCTGAGTAATCAAATGTTCTGCCTCACCTGATTCCATCATCAACTGAGTTACTTGCTGGGCAAATTCAGTGTTTGAATCACATCCCATTTTTACAAATTTTGACACGTAATCAGGTAGGATAAAGATATGGAATGATTCATCTTTACCTGTAATCTTAGCAACTAATGCCTTAGGGTCTACTTTACTACCGTTGTATTCAGATACTATACTAACCTCGTATAATTGAATTTTAGGTTCTAACTTGTATTTGTTTAATTTTCTAGCCATTGTATTTTGGTTTTAATTTTGTAATCCAGTATTGTTCGCGTTCTTTATGGTTGGGGGTTTCCTCAAGTATTTTAAATTCTAAATTAGAATGTTGTTGAAGATTATAGTATAATTGTTTATGGCGTTTATTTATTTCAGGGTTATTAATACAAGTTTTATGCTGCATTATTCTTCGCTTTAATGCCTTAGTTTCACCAACATATAATACTATTGAATTTTCAAATATACCATATACTCCACTACCAAGTTTAAAATTATATCGTTCTCTAACTTTTTTACCTTTATCAGTACTTAAATATTTTTTTAAATTTTTAAGATGGTTTTCTTTACCTTTACCTGAGTTGTATTTGGAGTTTCTTTTAGAATGACATTGTTTACATAAACTATTTACTCCATATTTTCCTAGAGGGTGTTTATGGTATTCAGTAAGTTCCTTTGTTTCCTGACAATGTGTACATTTCTTCATGCTATAAAGATAATTAGAATCCTTTACCTCCCCAATTTACTCTAGTTTGCATATCTACTTTTGGTCCCCCAATGTGTAATGAAGATTTACGTAAGGCGATTTTTTCTCTAGCTTCATTTGCTAACATTAAAGACATTACACAGTCATCGTGATAACCTGAGGGTGCATTAAATGTAATTAGTCCATTAGCATTTACTTTATAGGAATATGCTTCTAATTCTTGTTTTAGGTGTGGGAATAATTCCTCACTGGGTAATTCTAATTCACCATTTTGTATTTTGTAAATTAAATTACGAATACCCTGAGCTTTATTTTCGTTTGTAGTATAGAATTCTTGAGTAGAACGTATTTCAGACTTAATTAGTTCAAACAAAGGACGCCCCACCCCGTTTGTTTCAACATAACCACCAGAAATGGAATATCGTCTGAGTTCAGTAACGAAAGCTTTTCCAATGTCTTCATATAGTTGTCCGTTAATTCTAATAATTTTTGCGACTCTTCCTGATTCATCGAGGATAGTGAGGACAGAGTAGTCGTTAGTGAGCCCAACATCTGCTCCGAAATAAAATCGTCTATTTTTTTCTGGTACACTCCAATTTCTTATATTACATACTAAATCTACTCCTACAAATACATCATTGCCTGAATCAGTAAATTCAGCTAGGTACTCTTGTTTATAAATACTATCTGGTAAAGATTTAGATTGTTCGTTAATAAAATTTACATCTATATGCGGATTATCTGTTGATATACCGCGGAACGAGATGTAATCACTACTTGGGTCAAGACCTTTAAGATATGCGTTATAAAACCAATTTTTTGCTTTTGGTGTACTTATTATTAAACATTTTTTTCCCAACGCTGATAGGGTAGGGAAGATTGCTTCGTTGACTGCTTGCTCGGCCACAAAACTAGCCTCGTCGATAATAACATAGTTGAAGCTAAAGCCACGTATACTGTCTGGTCGTTCACTCGACAAAAAGATAAGACTAGAACCATTGATAAACTCAATAGTGAGCTCAGCTTTATTAGATTTAGCAATAATTTGAAATGCTGCATTGGTTAATTCATTAAATACCTTTCGGCATTGGTTATACACAGGTGCTATCCAACAACCTTTTTGACCTGAATTACTTAATAACCAATATAACATTAGGTTTTGAGCTAATAAACTCTTACCGTATTGTCTTCCAGTTGCAACTACCCCAAATTTATGAGGTGAATCAGCAAAACCATTTATAACATTGGCTTGTCCTGGATGTGGATCAAACAGCGTTACTTCCATTACCCCAATT